GGGCGGCCCAGGTGTCGTGCCATGACGACTCTGTGTTCCATTACGTACCGACCCATTGAGCGCCCCATGCAGACGAGTGGATCGTCTGGCCTCAGCAGTACCGCGCGGTAGCCGTGCGCGGCTGCGACGGTGCGTTCGCGGTGCATTCGTCGGTATCCCTTGATCCCGAGTTGTTCGCGGCGTTGTATGACCGCCTTGTGTGTCTTGCCGAGAACGATGGCGACGACGCGGTCGTAGCCTTTGCCGAGCAGTGCATCCATTGCGGGCGTCCAGATGGGGGCGCGCTTCGCTTGGTTGGTGGCTCGTGTTTGTGCCCGTTTTAGAGCGTCCTTCTTGCGGGCTTCGCTCATCACGGCACGGGTTGCAGCTGAGCAGACGTAGCCCTTGGGTCGTCCTCGTCTCTCGATCCTGATGGGTTGGCCGGTGTTGAAGAGGCTGAGTTGGCTCACTACTTGGGCGTCTAGCCTTCCTTGCGCTGGGGCGCTGTTCTCGTGACGGGGCGGTGCCCCAGCACCGCGGGTTGATTCTAAGCGTTTTGTCCTGCTAATGTGGCTTTCGGCGCGGGTCACAGGTGAATGACCCACACGCACATGCCGACGGGCGAGTTGCGCCCGTTTTTTGTTGGTCCGACCTGGAGGGGGCGTGGTGTTGACGCATTATCGTGACCGGCTTTTGGCTGGTGAGTTTGCTGTGGATCAGGAGGAGGACGAGTCCCCGGAGGAGCCGGAGCCGGAGGACGAGCCGGAGCCCGGGGAGGGCGAGGAGGAGCAGCCGCCTGAGCCGCAGGCGAAGGCGCGGCCGGCGAACGGTCGGAGGCGCAAGGCGAAGGTGTAGTGCTGTTGAGCGTTTACACCCCGACGCATGCTCGGCCTCGGTTGCTCGAGCGGTGCATGGCGAGCGTGGACGCGCAGTCGGTGCCAGTGCAGCACGTCATCGTCGAGGATCTCGAGGGGATCGGGATCGACGGGATGTATGCGGCGATCCCTGAGCATGTGGATGAGCTTGCCGGGGAGTACGTGATGATCCTGGGTGACGACGATCTGCTGGCGGATCGGTGGGTGGCGGAGGAGCTCGAGGCGCAGGTGTTCGCTCGTCGTCCGCCGGTGGTGATGGTGAAGGCGGATCACATGGGGCGGCTGTTGCCTGACCCGTGGCGGGGTGAGCCGGTGTGCGGGTCGGTTGGTGCGTCGTGTTTCGTGGTGCGCCGTGATCTGTGGGCGTCGCATGCGAATGATTGGGGGAAGCGGTACGAGGGCGATTTCGACTTCATCCATGCGCTCTGGGAGGCGTATGCGGAGGAGTTCGTGTGGTGGGATCGGGTTGCGGTGTTGGTGCCGCAGATCGGTGGGGGTAGGCCGGAGTGAGTGGCCGGCATCTGTTGTCGCCGTCGAGGCGTGGGTATGGGCGTGGGCATGAGAACCGGCGGCGGTTACTTGCCCCGTACGTCAGTGCGGGGATGGTGCCGTGTGCCCGGTGCGGCGAGCTGATTCGTCCTGGTGAGCCGTGGGATTTGGGGCATCACGATCTTGATCGGTCGCGGTATACGGGCCCGGAGCATGCGGGCTGTAACCGGTCGGCTGCTGGGCGTCGGCGTGGGTTGAGGACGTCGCGGGTGTTGTGAGCACGCTTGTGGCCCCGAGGATCCGGTCGGCGCCGTCTGGCCGGTCGTCGCTGGGCAAGGAGGCGATCGACCTTGCCGCTCAGGCGGGGTTGAAGCTTGACGCGTGGCAGCAGCAGGTGCTGCGGTATGCGTTGCGTCGGCGGGGGAAGCGGTGGGCGGCGTTCGAGGTGGGTGTGTTGGTGCCGCGGCAGAACGGGAAGGGCGCGATCCTGGAGGCGCGGGAGCTGGTCGCGTTGTTCTTGACGAAGGACAGTTTCACGATCCATTCGGCGCACCAGTTCGACACGTCGATGGAGGCGTTTCTCAGGTTGTTGGCGTTGATCGAGTCGACGCCGTGGCTGGATTCGCAGGTGTTGAAGGTTGTGCGGTCGCATGGTGAGGAGGGGATCTGGATCAGGGGTGGCCCCAGGATCCGGTTCCGTACGAGGACACGGGGTGGTGGGCGCGGGTTTTCGTGTGACACGTTGATCCTGGATGAGGCGATGTTCCTGCCGGAGTTCGCGTTTGGGGCGTTGTTGCCGACGTTGAGTGCGCGGCCGAATCCGCAGGTGTTCTATGCGGGGTCGGCGGTGGATCAGGAGGTGCACGAGCACGGGTTGGTGTTGGCGCGGGTTCGTGAGCGTGGGATCGCGGGTGATGACCCGTCGCTGGTGTATTGCGAGTGGTCGCTGGATCTGGATCATCCGGCGAAGGTGTCGGACGAGGTCGCGGGGGATGAGGCGTCGTGGCGGCTGGTGAATCCGGCGATGCCGTTCCGGATCCTGCCGGAGCATGTGGCCAGGGAGCAGCGCAGCCTTGATGCGCGGACGTTTGCGGTGGAGCGGCTGAATGTGGGGGATTGGCCGCGCACGGACGGTGAGACCGGCAGCGTGATCCCGTTGGAGCGGTGGGACGCGCTGATGGATTCACGGTCGGTCATGGTGAACCCGGTGTGTCTGGCGTTCGATGTGTCGCCGGAGCGGTCGGCGTCGATCGCGGCGGCGGGCCGGAACCAGGATGGGCGCTGGCAGGTGGAGGTGTGGGCGCACCGTGGCGGCACGAGCTGGCTGCCGGCAAGACTGACGGAGTTGGCGGAGCGGCATCAGCCGGCGATCGTGGTCTGTGACGGCTACGGCCCGTCGGGATCGCTCTTGCATGCAGTGGAGGAGGCTGGTGCAGTGGTGCAGACCGTGACAGCGTCGGAACACGGTCAGGCTTGTGGACTCCTGTCGGATGCGGTGGCGGAGGACAATCTGCGGCATCTCGGCTCGGACGAGCTCAGGCGTGCGGTGAAGAGTGCGGCGACGCGGCCGTTGGGGGATGCGTGGGCGTGGTCTCGGAAAGCGTCGAACGTGGACATCAGTCCGCTCGTCGCCGGCACGTTGGCGTTGTGGGCGGCGATGCAAAACACTCGGACAGCTTCCGACATAAGGATCTGGTGATGCGTTTCTGGCCTCTGAAACGGCAGTTTCTGACGGAGGATCTGCCCGTTAGCACCCAGGTTGAGACCTTCTGGGCAACGCTGCAGGGGATCGGCTACTCGCCTCGTTTGCTTGACCGAGTGTGGGCAGCGGATCGCTGCGTACAACTCGTGTCGCAAGAGATCGCGTCAATGCCGTTGAAGTTCTCGGGCACCTACGAGCCGACGTGGGTCGCCAATCCGGACCCTGTCTGGTATCCGAACGGGATCGGGGACGCAGTCTTTGCGGCGGCCTGGTCGATGTACGGGTGGGGGGATGCGTTCCTGTACGTCACGTCGCGGTATGCGAACGGGTTCCCGTCGAACTGGACTGTGCTGAACCCGGAGCCGATGAGCGTGGAGAACGACGGGCAGGGCGGCAAGAAGTACCGGTCGGGGAACACGATCCTCGATCCAGCCCGGATGGTGCAGATCAGCCGGAATCCTCGAGGCGGACTGCGCGGGACGAGCGCGCTTCGCTCATATGCGTCACATCTGCTTGGCGCCGAGTCGGCGGGTGATCTCAACCGAGCATTGATGGCCGAAGGGGGCGTACCGCACGGGATCCTGAAGTCACAGAAGACCACGACTCAGGAGCAGGCGGAAAGCATCAAGTCGATGTGGGTGAACGCGCGGGCCCGTGGCCCTCGTGGCGCCCCGGCAGTGCTCGATCCGGATATTGACTTCCAGCAGATTTCCTTTAGTCCGAAGGATCTGTTGTTGCTTGAGGCGCAGGAGTTCGACGCGAGGGTGATCGCGTCCGCGTTCGGGGTGCCCCCGTTCCTGCTGAACCTGCCGCTGACCGGGGGGCTCACCTATCAGTCGCCGGAGATGCTGGTGGAGCAGTGGTGGCGGGTCGAGCTGCGACCGGCGGCGTTGCGGATCAGCCGGGCGTTGTCGGCGAACATGCTGCCGCGCGGGTCGTATGTGGAGTTCGACTCCTATGAGACGTTGAAGCCTGCGTTGCCGGAGTTGGTGACGGCGTGGGACACGATGCTGAAGGAGGGCGTTGTGACGGTCGACGAATACCGGGCGGCGGTGCTCGGGTTGGAGCCGCTGACTGACCAGGCGGGTGATTTGGAGGCGTTCGAGCCGGCGGTAGCGGGGGCGTCGAATGTGCAACCGCTTCGGCCGGCGTTGCCGGAGGAGGCGGTGATCCGGCCATGACCGACTACGTCGTCACGAGCGGCACGGCTACTTCGGGGATGACGAGCGTGGACGTGACGCTGGCCGCTCGCGTAGCGATCACCCGCGAGTTCCCGGTCGAGCTCGAGCCCGGCGACGGGAGGACGATCGACGCGAGAATCGTCCCCTACAACACGCCGACGACGGTCGCGGACAAGCCGGGGATGCCGTACACGGAGGAGTGGCTACCAGGAGTCTTTGAGCGGCAGGCCAGGGCTGTCAACCGGGTCAAGGTCTGGTTGAACTTCGAGCATGACCAGGGTTTGCGCGGCATCGTCGGGCATGGGGTCTCGCTGGAAGAGCGGCCGGACGCGTTGCACGGCGTGTTCCGTGTTCACGAGAATGCGGATGGCGATAAGGCGCTCCAGCTGGTCCGGGACGGGCTGTTGACTGGCCTCTCGCTCGAGGCGGTGCCGCTCAGCTCGCGCAAGGTCGGCGATGTCGTCCAGCGGGTGCGCGCCCATCTGGACAAGGTATCCCTGTGCCGGTTCCCGGCTTTCAAGGAGGCGGAGGTTCTGGCGGTCCGCACTGCCCCGGTCACCGTGGATCTGGAGCCGGTGGTGAACTCGGAGCTGGACGAGCGGCTGGCCTCGCTTGGGGTGGAGCCGCTGACGCGGATCAAGCTGACGTCGAAGCCGTGGGACGGCTCCGCTGCCCGTTTCACGGATGAGCAGTACGCGCGTAGCGCGGTGCTCGATCGTGGCGGCACGGGGGCTGTGAAGGAGCGGTACGGGCTTCCTGTGCTCGAGCCGGACGGCACGTTGAACACGAACGCGCTTGCGGCCGCGGCCGGTCGTATCGGCCAGATCACTGGCGCGTCTGCAGCGGCGAAAGCCAGCGCGGCCCGCAAGCTCGTTCGCTACTACCGGATGGCGAACATGGAGCCGCCGGCGTCGCTGACAAGGTTGGCGGGATCGTGAAACAGGTTCCGATCCTGGAGATCGCGTTGGGCGTGATCGCAGTCTTTGTTGTCCTGGCCTATTTCCGCGGCTGGGGCTAGCACCTTGCACGTAGCAGCACCATCACGGCGCACCTCGCCGGGCTTCAGCCTGGACCCCCCGCCACAGCTGGGCGGCACCCCCAGGGGCTCACGCGACACCCGCCAGTCCATCGTCAGCAGCAACGGAACGGAGGAATGGTGAGTAGCCAGAACGGGGTGACCCGGATGCGGCTCGAAAGGCTGGTGGACGAGCGGGGCCGCAAGCAGGAGCAGGTGAACGAGATCCTCGAGCTCGCCGAGGAGGAGAAGCGGGACCTCGGGGAGTTCGAGCAGGAGCAGATCGCGAAGTACCGGACCCGGCTGACGGAGCTGGAGACGGAGATCAGCGTCCTCGCCGAGGATCTGGAGCGGGCGGAGGCGTCCAGGGACGTGTCGAAGCTGCTGCGTGTGAACGAGCCGCCGCCGACGGGGCCGGTCGAGACGAACGGGGCCGGGTCACCGGTCGTGTACCGGACATTCGCCGCCTACGCCAGGGACGTACTGATCAGCCGCTACCCGGCGATCGCCTCGAGGGCCGGCTCGGCTGGTGCCGAGGTGGCGCGGCAGGAGGCGATGGACCGGCTCGAGCGGACACAGAACACGCTCACGTCGGATGTCGCCGGGCTTCTGCCCCCCAGCCATCTGACCCAGATCATGGACATCATCATGACCAGCCGGCCCGTCGTCGCCTCCGGCCGGGACGTGCCGCTGACGACCGGGTCGTTCACGTACCCGCAGATCACGCAACGCCCTGACGTGGCGAAGCAGACGACGGAGAAGACGGAGGCCGGGGCGCAGAAGATGACGATCCCGATGGTCACCGTCACCGCCGACACCTACCTGGGTGGCGGGGATCTGTCGTGGCAGGCGATCAACTGGTCGACGCCGGACGCTTTGCAGCTGTGGTTCGACCTCGCGGCGGAGGACTATGCGCGGGAGACGGAGACGGCGGCCTGTAACGAGCTCGGCACCGCCGGTGCCGGCACGATCTCGAGCCCGTTGGGGACGACGGGGACGGAGACGTTCGGGCAGTGGCGGACGGCGGCGATCTCGGCCGTGTCGAAGATCTATGCGCAGACCGGTGGCCGGGCCCGCACGAACACGCTGTACCTGTCGGCGACCCGGTTCTTCCAGCTCGCCGGTCTCGGGACGGATCAGGTGCTGCAGGTCTCGAGCGTCGGGTCGCTGGACATCGGTTCGATGACCGGCACCTGGGCGGGGATGCGTGTCGTCGGCTCGTACGGGTTCGGGACGGCGTCGAACACGGCGATCGTCGGCGACTCGAACGCGTTCCTTGTCGCGGAGACACCGGGGGCGCCGATCGAGATGCGGGCGGTCGAACCTGCGATCGGTGGAATGGAAGTGGGTTTGATCGGGGCCTTCAAGGCGAAGGTGTTCGACGTGAACCGGTTCCAGAAGCTGTCGTAACCAGACGGCCGGACCACTTGCCCAGTCGGGGCGGCGACCCTAGACATGCCGCGGGGTCGCCGCCCGTCCGGCCAGGAAGGAGCAACCAAAGTCGAGATGTGCCAGGTCTGCCAACAGACCGAGAATCCGGGTGCCGGAACGGCACCGTCACGGCTCGAGCCGGGTGAACGCGAGTACCGCGGCTACCAGGAGTGGGCGGTCCACCCCGAGGAGGCGCGGTTCCTGTTGCACCGCGGCTACGCGCTCGTCGACGGGGAACGGCGGCGGGTGTGGTGGATCCACAACGAGGCGTATGTCACCCAGATCCGGGTGGAGGGGACGGACCAGGTGTATGCGCTCGAGGAGCGCTACTGGCAGTCATCGGAGGTTGAGCATGTTGTTGTCTGAGTCGCCGGGGACGATCGCGTTGCCGACCGGGGAGATCGGCCGGTTCACGTTGTTCACGGTGTCGTTGGCGGCGACGAAGCAGCCGCGGGACACGCACCTGTCCGTTACCGCGAGTGCGTCGGTGGTGGAGAACCTGAACACCGTGATGCGCCAGTTACGCAGCGAGGACGCGTGGGTGTGGATCCTCGGCGACGACCATGTCTGGGAGGCCGACTGCCTCACCCGACTGCTCGAGGCGTTGGATGAGACCCCGGACGCGGACGTGCTCGTCCCCTTGGTGACGAAACGGAACCCGCCCTGGCATCTGGTGCTGTTCAGGGAGGCCGGCTACTTCATGGATGGCGTCCCTCAGTGGGAGCCGTTGAAGTGGGAGGAGATCCCCGAGGCGGGCGTGTTCGAGGTGGATGCGGCCGGGTCGGCGGGGATGCTGATCCGCCGCCACGTCCTCGACCGGATCGGCGACCCCTGGTTCGAAAACTCGGACGGCCGGATCCTGAACGAGGACGTCATCTTCTGCGCCAAAGCCCGCGCCAGGGGTTTCCGCGTCTACGCGTCCGCGGACGTCGTGATGGGCCACCTCGGGATCTTCAACGTCCGCCCCGTCCGCCGCGACAACCGCTGGGGCGCGCTGACGGAGTTCAGCTCGCCGGAGGAGCAGTTCCGGCACCTGTTCATGCCCGCCGACAACCTCGAACCGGAGCCGGTCACCAATGGCCGCCGCTGAGATCCAAGGCCACCCCGCACTCCTGCTCGAGCACGAGCACGCCCCCCCGACCCTGATCACCGTCTGCGCCGAATGCGGCCAACTCCGGACGATCCTGTTCCTTCGCCGTGACCGCTGGTACTGCAGCAAATGCCGCGCCGAGGGCGCGGCCCCACCCAACCTGTACCCCGTCTAGCCCCTCGTGGGGAAAGAAGGAGGAGTAAATGGCGGAGATCTTCCCTAACGAGGGTCTCGACCTGATTTACGCAATGTTTCCGAAGGGCGGCACCGGCCCCGCCAACACCTGGATCGGACTGTTCACCGCCTACACCGCATCGACGGTCGGCTCAAGCGCGGCCACCGTGACGTCGTGGACAGAGTGCTCGGCGGCGGGCGCCTACGCACGACAGACGATCTCGTCCGCCTCCTGGGGGACGGTCGGCACAACCCAGTCGGGGCGCGGCAGCGCGGCCGCCCAGGTGACGTTCCCGACCGCCACCGCCGTCTGGGGGACCGTGAACGGGTTCATCGTCGCGAACTCGCTCACCACCAATGCGGGGAACGTCTGGTTTGGCGCCAATTTTGACGACACAACGGCTGTCGCCCTGAATACTAATGATGTAATCAAAGTGACTCCGACGGCCGTATACACCGGATAGGGTCGGTTGTGTTACTTGAACGACATGGAATTCTGTTACACTGGTGGGCATGGAGACATGCGCAGTACCTCAGTGTCAGGAACCAGTGCGGCGACGCGGCTGGTGCAACAAGCACTACATGCGGTGGTACCGCGGCCGTGACCCTCACGACCTGCTCCGACGCGGGCGGCCGCGAGTTGACAGGTCAACTCTGCCGCGCGGCTGGGCTCAGGACGACCAGGGACGCTGGTGGTACTACGACGCCAAGCAGCGAACCCTTGGCGAGGAACGCACCTGCGCGATGTGCGGCAAGACGTTTCCGTTCAAGGTCGCGATGCAGAAGCATCAGCCCGGCCTCTACTGCTCGCGAGTCTGTGCGAACAAGGCCGACAAGCCTGGTCGGCGGGAGGCTCGCGGCGGCAAGGGCCGCTACATCAACTCGCAGGGGTACGTGCAGATCCAGGTCGCGCGAGGCAAGTTCCGATCGGAGCACCGCCTGGTCATGGAACAGCACCTTGGCCGCTCACTTCTCCCGACCGAAACGGTGCATCACAGGAATGGCGTCAAGACAGACAACCGTCTGGAGAACCTCGAACTGTGGTCGTCGCAGCACTCCAAGGGCCAGCGGGTTGAGGACTTGGTCGAATTCGCGCGGGAGATTCTGGCGCTCTACGGCTGACCTAACAGAGAGGACGCGATGACCAGCGGCTTTTACATCCACTATGAGGACCCCCAGTTCTGGGAGCCGCCGTGGCCGGGGATCCGCAGGCTCGGGCCGTTCCTGACGGAGCAGGAGGCGTTGAACCAGGCGGCGTCGGATGCGGCGGTCGGGGCGGGCGTACCGGTCGGGGTGTTCACGGACGCGGAGTCGGAGGCGCACGCGGATGATCCGGCGAACGCGACCCCGGTGCAGACACCGGCGGAGATCACGGCGCAGGCGACGACCGAGGCGCAGCAGGACTACACGGAGGCGCTGGCGGCGATCGACCAGGACCGCCAGAGCTATGTGGACGCGTACGGGGGCGCGTGATGGAGCTCGTCGACAGTCACCTCGAGTCTGGGTTGATCGTGTCCCGGTTCCGGACACGGCCACGTGACCTCCCCGGGGATGGTGTGGATCTGCGTGAGGCCATGCGTCGGCACGAGTTCCTGCAGCGGGTCGACGCGTACCTGGAGAAGGCGCGCACGTCGACGCTGATGAACGTGATCCCGGGAAACGCCTACACGGTCAGTACGGGGACGTCCGCGATCGCGTTGTCGGCGGCGACGGCGAAGACGGTGGCTTACATCAATGCGGCAGCGGCGAACCAGCCGTCGATCGTGGAGTTCTCGGTCAGCTTCGACGGGGTGACGGCGTCGGCGGTGCCCGCGTTGATCGAGATCGTGTACGGGACGAAGGCCAGCAACTCAACGCCGGGTACCGGGTCGACGTCGTTTACGCCCCTGCAGGTTCGGGGCTGGCCGGCGCAGACGTCGGCGCAGACGGCGGCGAACAACTGCAGCTCGGAGCCGACGGTGTTGACGGCGGTGAAGCAGTGGCTGTTGACCCCGAACGGGGGGTTGTTGGTGATCCAGTCTCCGCTGGGGCGGGAGCCGACGGCGGTGGCGTCGGGGACGTCGTTGTCGGGGAACCAGGTGGGGCTAAGGGTGACGGCCCCGGCGGTGGTGAACACGCGCGGCTACATCGAGTATGAGGAGTGAGTTCTGGCGCTGATCGCGACAGCCGACCCCGCCGTATGGGCTGAGGAACTGTGCCCCGGTTATGCCCGCTACCTGAATAGCGAGGGTCGCCGTTGGGAGGTCTACGGTGTCTGTGATCGTCGCGGTGACTGCCTGATCGGTTCGATGATCGAAGGCGAGCTAACTCGGGATCATGAGCACCTGGCAGAGCTAACTACACGATTAGGCCGGGAACGGCCCGATACCGACCTTGACGTTCCGGTTCAAGCAGGGTTCCGCGATTGTTGCCCACTCGTGGTGGTTGACCTCTAGGTGTCCACCAAGCTGTATCTGCATGCCGCAACAACGAGCGTGTCGGGGACGCTTCCGGCGGCTGGAGTGAGCGTATCCACGAATACGCCGACGAAGATCGTGTCCGGTGTGAACAGGACGATGGATACGAGCATCGGTGTCTCGCAAACGTCGCTGGTTCTAACTAATAACGCGACGACTTCCCCTCAGTCGTCATTGATTGGCCGCTGGTGTTCTGCGCCGATCGCGGCACAGACTTTGGGTGGTTGGGCTAGCGGTAATTTCGGTCTTGGACTGGGTGTAGCAGAGTCCAATACGGCCTCGTTGCTGATTGCGGGTGTGACCGGTCTTGTTGTCTGGAGGCCGAGCACCGGAGCGGTCATTGGGCGTATTTACAACGGTATATCGCAGGGAACCGCCAGCGGCACTTGCAGTTTCGGTGTGAGTTCTACAACCGAGACATGGCTAGCCTTTCCAGGTACCGGGTTTTCGTCTAATGGCGGTTCTGCTACTGCGCAGGACAACGACATACTCATTGTCGAAGTGTGGCGAATTGATGCTTCTGGGCAGACCATGGCAACCGCCTATACCAACACGATCTGGTTCGACGGGACGACGGAGGGAAGTTCGAGTAGTGCAGCCTCCTACATCGTGATGCCTGAGAACATCGTGTTCATGGGTGCTGCCGCGGCATTGCAAAGTAAGCCGGTGGTTGCATCGCAAGCTGTGATGCGGGCGGCGACCAGGTAGATGGCCCGGTTCGGCCGCACAATCACCCGGCCGGTCACCCTCGCTCGAGCGGCTGCCGCCGCAGGCAACGTCTACACGAAGTCCGGTTATGCCGTCGCAGGAATCTCGGTCAGCGGCGACCGGGTCAACCTGCTCGATGATTACAACCGCACGAATGAATCGCCGCTCTCGAAGAGCGGCTCCTGGGCTGGGCCGATCCGTTCGGGTGAGAACCAGCTGAAGGTCGTTTCGAACGCCTGTCAGGCCATTACCTCGATCGGCGGCAGCTACTGGGCGCATGACCAGTTCTCCGCGACCCCGACGACACCGGTCGAAGTAGCAGTCACCGTCACGACCACGGCGACCACCGGCAAGGCGCTCTACCTCTGCGTCACGAATCCTGGTACGAGCAGCGTCTGCGGCTACTTAGTGAACTTCACGAACGCGACCGGTGTTGCGCTCATCCGTGTCGACAATAACGCGGAGACGACCGTGGGGACGTTCGCGATCGGGTCAGTCGTCAACGGCGACCTGATCCGGATTGTCTACGACGGCACCACGTTCTTCGTGTACCGGGGTGCCAGCAGCACGTCGTTCACCGATGCAAGCAACCCCGGCTACAACCATGGTTACGCGGGCCTCTGGGTGTCGTCGGCGGCGGTCGTCTTCGACAACTTCTTCGCTGGCTACGCCCTCTTCGCTGCTGGGACGACGTACACGAAGTCCGGGTTCGGCGTCAGCGGTGTCGTCGGCACTGGCCCCTCAGAGTCGGTCTTCGTCGAGACGGGCGCTGGTCTCGTCGGCGGGATGGCCGCGGGGAGCTCCGCATCCATCTTCGTCGAGACCGGCAGCGGTGTCGCCGGCACGATGGCCGCGGGTCCGTCGGAGTCGGTCTTCGTCAAGGCCGGATACGCGACCGTCGGGCTGGTCGGTGCAGGGCCGTCGGAGTCCGTCTTCGTCGAGACGGGTTACGCGACGGTCGGCGGTGTCGGCGCTGGTGCATCCCAGTACATCTCGGGGACTGGCGCGGTCTACATGAAGTCGGGGTATGCGACCGTCGGCATCAACGGGTACGGGAGCCGCAGCCGTGAGCTGAACCGTTCCGGTGTCGGGCTTGTCGGGCTGGTCGGTGCCGGACCGAGCGCGAGCGTTGATGTCGACACTGGCTTCGCGACCGTCGGCCTCGTCGGGGCCGGGACAAGGGCGGAGGAGCACAACCGCACCGGCTACGGGACGGTCGGCCTCGTCGGTGCGGGCCCGAGCGCCTCCATCTTCGTGGAGAGCGGCTACGCCACTGTCGGCGGCATCGGTGCGGGTCCGTCCGAGAGTGTCTTCGTCAAGGCCGGATACGCGACCGTCGGGCTGGTCGGTGCTGGCGCTCGAGCGCGGGAACTGGCCCGGAGCGGCTACGGGGTCGCCGGGATCAACGCGTACGGCTCCCGCGCGATCGTCCACAACCGCAGCAGCTACGGCACCGTCGGCGGTGTCGGCGCCGGCCCCGACCAGGACATCCTCAACAGGAGCGGCTACGGGATCGTCGGGCTGAACGCGTACGGGTTCTCGGCCCGGCTGGGGCAGCAGGTCAAGACGGGGATGGGGATCCTCGCCGCCAGGGGGTACGGCGCCGACCAGCCGATCCTCAGCCGTACCGGCCTCGGGGTTGTCGGGCTGGTTGCGGCGGGGACACGCGCCCGTACGCTCACGCGCTCCGGGTTCGCGACTGTGGCCGGCCTTGCAGCGAGCGTTTGGCAGCGGACGCGGACCCGGGCTGGTTACGTGGTCGCCGGGTCGGTTGGGGCGGGCTCGAGCGAGAGCACGTTTGTCGAGACCGGTTATGGGACGGTCGGCACGGTTGGGGCGGGCACAAGGGGGAGCACCGACAAAGTCCGCAGCGGCTTCGGCGTCGCCGGCCTGGTTGCGGCCGGTGCTCGCGCCCGCCTCCTCACCCGTAGCGGCTACGCCACCGTCGCCGGTTTCGGAGCTGTCGTCCGGGCGCTCATCCGGCCACGCTCGGGCTATGGCGTCGCCGGCACGGTCGCCACCGGGGCGCGGGAGCGTGCACGGACACGGAGCGGCTACGGCCAGATCGGCACGGTCGGGAGCGGCTCGAGCAGCCGCATCGTCGGCGGCATCGTCAAGTCAGGCTACGCGGTGGCCGGTCTTACAGGGGCGGGCGCCCGGCGGAGCGAGCACGGCAGGCAGGGCACCGGCCTGGTTGGGCTCACCGCCCGCGGCGCCCGCGCCGTCGTCTACGTCGAGTCCGGCTACGCGATCCTCGAGGGCACCGGCCACGGTGTCCGTGAACTCGCCCGGATCAAGACCGGCTACGGCCAGGTGGGGATCGACGGGCACGGCACCTGGTTCACGCGTGGCCGCACCCCCGGCCCGCCAGGCCCGATCAGTCTGGCCCAGTTGGGGTTCATCGACTTCCCGGACGCGGGCCCGCTCGACGAGAACAGTGGCGGCTACCTGGACGACCCGGAGTCCGGCGGGATCCTCGTACCCATTGGAGGCGGTTTTGGCTGAGGTCATCACCTTCACGAACTTCCGGCCCCCCTCACGGTTCGACAGTGTCCCCTGGACGGCCGTCAACATCGAGGAGTCGACGGACGGAGAGACCGGGTGGACGCAGATCGACACGCTCGCGCTCGCCCCCCTGGATCCCGACCCGGAGCACCCCGCGCTCAGGTCGTTCACGACGGAGCAGGGGACGGCCTTGGACTACTGGTACCGGGTCATCTTCGAGGACGCGAACTCGGATGTCAGCCAGCCGACGACGCCGATCCAGAACACCGGCGCGGACGTCGGGGCGCCGGCGGTCACCGCCTACGCGACGGTGGAGGAGCTGCAGCGGATCCTGCATCTCCGCTCACCGACCCCGGAGCAGTTGACGGCGATGCAGCGTGTCCTGGATTCGGCGGCGTTGGAGATCGACGCCGAGTTGGGTCGCACCGAGCCGTATGCGGAGCCTCCGGCGTTGGTGGTCGAGGTGAACCTGGAGCGGGCCGTGGAGCATTGGCAGCAGCAGGAGTCGCCGTTCGGGATCGTGATCAACGCGGAGACGGCGTCGTTCACCGCCACCGATTCGTGGCGACGTCACGCCGCCAAACTGAAGTTCCTGAAGCAGAGTTGGGGCATTGCCTAGGCCCGCGAACATTGATGTGCATCAGGCGATGGCCGCCCAGATCGACACGGAGCTCGCCCCGTTGATCACGGGGTTGCAGGTGTCACCGTTGCTGATCCCGAACCCGACCCCGCCGGCGATCGAGATCACCCCCGGAGAACCCTACGAGGAGCTCGTGGGAATGGGGTTGGGGAACAAGATCCTGCACCTGATCGTCAGGGCGCTGGTGAACACCCCGGACAACGAGGGTGCGCAGGAGTTGTTGTTGTCGATGATGGACAGTGGGCAGCCGACGTCGGTGGAGCGGGCGATCCTCGAGGACGTCACCCTTGGCGGTGTCGTTGGGGATGTGACGGTTGAGGATGGGCCGTCGGGGTTCGGGTTGTGGCCGCCACCCGGCGGCGGACTGTTGTTGTCATGCACCTGGAACGTGCAGGTGATCCCGGAATGAGAGTGCTTTGGGTCTCGAACGCTCCGTGGGCGCCGTCCGGGTACGGGGAGCAGACCGCCCTGTTCGTCCCGCGGATCGCCCAGCTCGGTCACGAGGTCGCGGTCGCCGCGAACTACGGACTGCAGGCGAAGCTGGACGAGTGGGAGGGCTTCCGGGTCTACCCGACCGACGGCCAGTGGAACAACACCACGCTGGAGCTGTACGCGAAGCATTGGAACGCCGACCTCGTCCTTGTACTGCATGACGCGTGGCCGATGAAGCCGGACGTGTGGGGGGACGTGCCCCCCGTCGCGATCTGGGCGCCGGTCGACCATTACCCGATCCCGCCGGCCGTCCTGGCGACGTTGCAACATGAGCGAGTCAGGCCGGTCGCGATGAGCCGGTTCGGGGAACGGCTAATGGAGCAGTTCCGGCTCGAGCCGCTCTACGTCCCGCACGCCGTCGATACCAAGCTGTTTCGTCCCCGGCCGGAGATCCGGGCGAGCGTGCGGGAGGAGCTCGGGCTGCCGGTGGACGCGTTCATCGTCGGGATGGTCGCCGCGAACAAGGGGAACCCGTCGCTACCCAGGAAGTCGTTTGGGCAGGCGTTCGAGGCGTTCCGCCGCTTCACCCAGACCCACGACGACGCCTGGCTCTACGTCCACTCGGAAGCCGAATCCCGGCAGGGAAGCGGCATCGACCTGGGCACCCTAGGGCACGTCCTAGGGTTGCAGGATCGGCTCAGGTTTCCGCCACCGGCGATCTGGCATCTCCCCACCAGCCGCGAGGTGCTCGCCAACCTCTATGCCGCATTCGATGTGCTGCTGAACCCGTCGATGGGCGAGGGGTTCGGGGTCCCGTTGTTGGAGGCGCAGGCGTCGGGGGTGCCGGTGATCGCGTCGGATCATTCGTCGATGACGGAGCTGTGCCGTTACGGCTGGCTCGTCAGCGGGGATCCGTGGTGGGACGCGCTGCAGGAGTCGTTCCTGATCGTCCCGTTCATTGATTCGATCGTGAACGCCCTGGAGGCCGCGTACTACGAGCGTGACAACACGGGGGCACGTGAAGCGGCGGCGGAGTGGGCGCAGGCGTATGACGCGCATCGGGTCGCGGTGGAGTATTGGGATCCGGTGTTGGAGGCGCTGGGGGGGCCGGTGGAGGTACCGCCGTTGAAGCCGAACCGGGCGATGCGCCGGCGGCAGAGGGTGCGGGCGTGACCGAACCGACGATCACGATCGTGACCCCGTGGCGGGATCACCTGGAGCTCGCCCCCGACTACTGGGACACCGTCGGCCCGCTCGAGGCGGACGTGCTGATCGTCGATGACGGGTCGGTGCCGCCGCTCCAGTTCGGGAACGTCCGCTTCGATGAGTGTCGCGGCTTCTCGCGCGCCTGTAACGCCGGCCTGGAGTCAGCGGATACGGAGGCGGTGTTGTTCCTGAACAACGATGTCGCGGGCGGGCATCCCGGCTGGCTCGACCGTATCCTCTCGCAGTTGGAGCCAGGGGCACTCGTCGGTGCCCGCCTGCGGCACGACCCCCACGCCGACGTTGACGGCCAGTCGTTGCCGTACCTGGACGGCTGGTGCCTTGCGGGGATGCGTGACGATCTGCTCGAGCTGGGTGGTTTCGACGAGACCCTGGCGGAGCCCGCCTACTACTCGGACAACCTGTTGTGTCTGGAGGCGCGGGCCGCCGGCTTCGTGCTCCGTGAGGTCTTGACGGGCCTCAGGCACAAGTGTGGTGCGACGACGCTGCCGCACCGCAACCCGGATGTGCAGCGCGCCACCAACCTGAACCGGGCCCGTTACGTGGAGCGGGCCCGGCAACTCCTCGAGCAGGAGGTGGCTGTAGCGGACTGAACCTTGCGGATCGTGGGATGAGCACTTCCTGATCGTGCGTGAGAGCCGGGGCCATCCCCGGCTCTCGGTATTCGAGGGAAAGGAGCGGCCAGGTGTCGAAGACGCTGGCTACCAAGTGGAAGGTGACCGTGGCGGGGGTGGATCTATCCGACCACGCGTTCGACGTCGCGGTCGCAGATGAGAAGGATCAGGTGGACGTGTCCGGATTCTCGGCGGCCGGCACGAGGGAGTACCTGCCGGGGCTGAAGGACCAGACGATCACGATCCAGTTCCTCCAGGATCGTGCTGCCGCGTCGGTGCACGCGACGATCTATCCGTTCTACAACTCGGGGAGCGCCACGACCTGTGTCGTGGTGCCGCTGTCGGATGTGGGGACGTCGGCGACGAACCCAGCCTATGGGGGTTCGGCGAACGTGTACTCGTATCCGGCGCAGGCGACGTTGAACGAGCGGGAGGAGGTTACGGTCGCGTTCCGTCCTGCCCCCGGCGCGAACTGGGTCTGGGCGTAGTGGCGAGGGAGACACTCAGGGTCAAGGGGTACCGGGACTTCGTCCGCGCGTGTGACCGTGCTGGCCGGGAGACGAAGCGGGAGGTGCGCGGCACCCTGAAGGAGGTCGGGGAGGTCGTGCGCCGTGACGCCGAGCAGCGGTTCAGCGGCGTCGACGCCCGTTCGGCGGCCGGCTACCGGGTCAGTGTCCGGGTGACGGGCGTGTTCGTGGTGCAGCGGCTCCGCAAGACGACCGGGCTCCGCCCGGACTACGGGTCGCTGCAGATGCGGCGGGCGCTGATACCGGCGCTTGAGCAGAACCGGCGGCTGGTCGAGGCGAGCCTGGAGCACGCGATCGACCGGGTCGCCGACCACTTCGACGAGGGAGGTGAGCGACTCTGATGCGCTTTGTAATCGACGAACAGGAGTACCCGTTCGACGGTGAAACTCTGACACTCGACGATTCGATCCTGATCTACGACTACAGCGGCTTCACGCTGAACGAGATCGACGAGCAGATGGCGAACCCGAAGGTGCTGAAAGCCCTGGTCCACATCGTCTATGCGCGGGCCCACCCGAGCCTCTCCCCGGACGAGATCAGCGAGATCGTCGGTGCTGTCCATCTGTCGAAGATCATCGCCATGGACGATGAGGATGATGCCGACCCCCCGGCCGAGACGACCTCCGAGAGCTCGACAAGCAGCGGCGGATCCGGGCGATCAGGTGGCGACGGTTCGAGCGAGTCTTCGGATGTCTTCCCGGAGAACGGGCAGCCCAGCTCTACTGGCATCCCGGACTCGGGAAGGCCGCGAATCTACGACCCGCCGATCTCGGCGGCATCACCCCTAACCAGCTCCTAGCCGCACACGACTTGTTCGAGGCCCTCTACACCAGTCGGGAGGATTAGCCGGTGGCTCGCCGGATCCAGGTCGAGATCATCGGTGACGACAAGTCGCTGACGAGGACGTTCGCGCACTCGGCTGGGACGGCGAAGCTGTGGTCGAAGGAAGTCGATCGGGCGTCTCGCGGGGCACTCTCGGCGTCGGGGGCGTTCAAGGGGCTGAGTCGGGCGGTCGGGTTGGCGTCGGGCGGGTTCGTCACCGGCTTCGCGGCCGGGGAAGCCCTCAAGACCGTGGTTGAGGCGGGCACCGAGGCCGCACAGACGGAACGGCAGCTCGCGCAGCAGTTGAAGGCGACGGGGATCTCGTTCGCGCAGAACCGCGGCCAGATCGAGGAGACCGTCACCCGTCTCTCGAGCTTGTCCGGCTTCACCCGTGACGATCTGACACGGTCGTTCACAACCCTGGTGCGAGGCAGCGGCGACGTCCAAAAGTCGTTGAAGGACGTCGGGATCGCCGCCGACATCGCCCGCGGCACACACAAGTCACTGTCGACCGTCACGCTTGCGCTAACGAAGGCGGAGGCCGGCAACGCCGGGGCGCTGAAGCGGGTCGGGCTCGCGCTGCCGAAGAACGTGACGGGGCTGCAGGCGGTCGCGATCGCCCAAAAGCGGTTCGCTGGGCAGGCGGAAGCTGGTAGCACCGCGCAACAGCGACTCGCGGCGACGTTGCGAACGTCGGAGGAGATCATTGGGCGGGCGTTGTTGCCGACGGTGAACCGGCTGGCGGACGGGCTGGCGAAGTGGCTCGCGAAGGCGAACGAGTCCGGTCAGCTGCAACGCGACGTCAACAAAGTGATGCGCGTCGCAACCGAGGTCGGACATGGATTGCGTGATGCGCTCGACGGGATCAAAGCGGTCGTCGTCCCGTTGAATCAGGCGCTTGGCGGTACCCGCAACACCGTGAAGCTGCTCGCGATCGCGTTCACCGGCATGAAAGTTCTGAGGCTGGCTGGTGACCTCGATGTGCTGACGGCAAGCGCAAAGAAGGCTCGGATCGAGACCGGTCTGCTGCGGGCGAATCTGGCCGGCCTGGCGAAGCTCGGCGGGATCGCGATCGTGATCGACCTCATCTACCACAAGGGGTCGATCGCCGACCTTGGGAAAGACTTCGCCAAGGCGTTCCATCTCTCTGGCCTCCCCGGCCCACTCGGGAAATTCTTCGATCCTCGTTACGGGGACACAGGAAAGCTGCTTGTCCCGAAGGTGGTCAAAGGCGGGCGTCTTCCCCGTGAGACGCAGAAGGACATCCAGGATGCGGTCCAGGACGCGCACAACGCGGTGCAGACCGCGCTCACCCGTAAGTTCAAATCGAAACGCGTCAAAACCAATGTTCCACTCAGCCTCGCCGGCCGCTTCAACCTCGCCGAGCTCCGCCTTGCACAGGCTGGCCTGACAAAGACTCTGGCGGACGATCGCAAGGTCCTGGTCGTCGAGAAGGCGATCGTCGAGCAGCAGATCAAGTCGGCGAAGACGTTGAAGGAGAAGATCCAGTACACGCAGCAGCTGGCGGGAATCAGCAGCCAGATCCAGTCGATTGACGAGCAGACGGCGCAGGCCCAGCGCGAGCAGGCGCAGGCGCGGCGGGACGCGTTGAAGGCTGCAAAGGAGGCTGCCCGGGCGAGGCTCGAGGCGCGCCAATTCCGAGCCCTCGGGCTCGGCCCGACCGGGGAGGAGCTGCCGCCGACGATCCGGAAGCTGAAGACGGAACTGCAGAAGGTCGGGGACGCGGTGAAGGGCACGATCCTCGACACCGGCCACACCCGAAACCTGCTGCGGACGATCCGGCGGCTCCTGTCGGGCGGACTCGGCCGGCTCGGCGGTGATCTCCGCTCGAAGATCAAGGAGATGCTGGACGACCTCCAGAACCAGATGGAGGACGGTGGCAAGAAGGCCGCGACCGCGTTCCACAAGGCATCAACGAAAGAGCTCGTGCAGGGGCTCGGGTTGACGACGGCACAGACGAAGGCGCTACGGGCTCGTCTCAGCCAGCTCGGGCCCGGCGGCACCGTCCCCAGCAAAGGGTTCGGCGCGTTCGGGTACGCGTACACCCCGGGTGGGCAGCCGATCAATGTCACCACGACCGTGAACCTGGACGGGAAGCAGGTGGCGAAGAACACGACCAAGCATCAGCAGCGGGGGGCGCGCCGGAACCCGCCGCAGCGTCGTGGCCCCCATGCCGGGCACGCCGCCTAACAGATGGCGGACGGCCGTGTCCTGGTCGCGTTCGGTGACGGGCCGTTGGAGCCGTCGCCGACTTGGACACGACTGGACGACACCGACCATCTCGTGTCGGGGTTCGACATCAGCCGCGGCAAGCAGACGCTGCTGGACCGCACCGACACCGGCACCGCGACCGTCTACCTGAACGACACGGCCGGCGTGTTCGACCCGAACAACGCCTCGAGCCCCTACTTCGGCCAGCTGGACGGCCGCCAGATCCAGCTGCAGGTGTGGAACCCTGTTGACGCGGAGTGGGTGCCGCAGTTCCGGGGTGTGATCGACAGCTACGGGTACGCGATCCACGAGTCGCAGGTGCTCGCGACCGTCCAGGTGGAGTGCGTCGACCTGTTCGACTTCCTGGGCGGCTACGGGCTCACCCCCGGCCTGGACGGGGACACGCCGCCGGCGGGGAGCGAGGGCACCGTCTTCTACGAGGACACCGGCGGGACGGTGGACGACCGGATCATCCAGGTGCTCACCGATGTCGGGGTGGACTCGTCGATGTGGGTGGTGTTCACCGGCAACGTGAAGCTGCCGGAGTCGAAGTACGACGCGGACGAGTCGGCTTTGACGGTGCTCCGGGATTGCGCGGACGCGGAGCTG